AAAACCATGTTCAGGCAATTACATATGCTTGTTGTTATAAATTTTACTTAAGAAAGAAACGTTCTTCAAATGAAGACTTCTATAAAATCAAACATTATTTTGCGGAGTGGAATAGAGAGTGTGCTAATGCAAGAGCAAAAGACGGCGTACTCACTGAATCAGATAGAAATTATATTGTAGCAATGAATAATGACGCTTTTGTAGGATTGGGGCTTGCGGTCGGTATGCGCACCACATTAGGAACATATTATTGGTAATGGCAAGAGGACAACACATAAATACTTTTGAGAAAGGAATGACCTCTGATGTAAACATTTTATATCAGCCGAATGGTACTTATAGGTACATGAAGAACTGCCAATTGATTTCTCAAGATGGTAATAATTTTGTGATTAAAGATTGTCTTGGTAATACATTAATATTTGAACTTAACATTCCTTACATTACAGTCACGCCCGGAACTCCGAACGTATTTGCGCGAGGAGCTTATCCAATGGCAATAGGATTCATTTCTTTTCCTAATAAGCTAATTGTATTATCAACTAATAGCGAACTTGACGGCGGAGGATATGGTGAGATTGGTGTATTAAATTACTCTAATTACGGAGAAGGAATACAGCCAATTACAGTAGCAGGAAATGAGAACAACGGATATGTGCCATTATACAATCACATAGACCTTAACTTCTCTTTAATGCACCGAGTAGAAGGATTTGCTTATTCTGAAACTGAGGAAATACAAAGGATTTATTGGACTGATAATAATAATGAACCAAGAGTATTTAATGTAGCAGACCCTATATTTACTACATATATAGCCTCTGGAAGTTTAGTTGATACGGTTTCATATATGGTAGTGGAAGGTGTTATAGAATATCCAGTTGGGTCTGGGAATTACTATGGGCCAACAGACGCAGCCACAACTAACGTTATAGGAACTGTTTTTACGTGCGCTACGCCAAATGTAACTTATACAGATATGACTGCTGGCTCTCCAACAGCAAAAGTAATAGAGTACTATCCAGTTGAATTATTGGACTGGACTCCAGACAGGTCACTTGGAACAATTAAATTTAAGAATTACGGAGTTGGTTCAGTGTATTGCGGAGGAAAGATTTATTTTTATAGATTAAGTAATCCGAGTAACGGTATTTATACAAGTTGGAGTTACGGTTCAGCGCCTATTCAAGTTGGAACAGATAACGACGTAACATCAGTGCCAGCGAATCCGTTTTTTGACTTTACGGGCGGTGGAAATTCAACTACACTATTAAGTAGTGAAAGGTCGGTTGTAATTACGATTGATAATATTGATACTAATTATACTAACATTGAGGTTGCAGTAGCAGAGTTTGATAATTCGCTAGAAGTGATTCGCGCGATAAACATAATAGAAAATACAGCTATTACTGGAACATCAATGGATATTACACATAGTGGAGGTGAGAATCTTGGCGAGTTAACACTAGCTGATATTACCTTATTTCCTGCAAGTATTTTAAAGTGCAAGACACTAACGACAAATAAGAACTATATATTAATAGGGAACATTGAGGAGAGATCGGAGTTTGCAAATTTAGATGTAACAGGAGCAACACTTACTCAAATCCAACATAAGATAAGGGCGCATCAGAGTGAATACGGAGCGGCAGGAAGCGCACAGGTTTGTGAGAATGTGTTAAGTTATAATATACCAACCAATTCTAATATTAATCCAAGCACTGCTGCAAATCCAGCAACAGTTAATGGAATACAACCTTATACAGAATGGATTGTAACAACTGGTATTGCTACTTATAATGGAACAGCGTATGGACCAGCACAAACGGCAGGTCAATTCTTTAGAGGTGTTCCAGCAGTATTTAACTGGACAGACACTTCAGGAACTGCTGTAGTAAGACCAGCGGTATATAGAAATAAATATACAACCCAAGGCGGAACATTAAGGCCTGATGGGATTCAATTTAATGCATCGGATAGCTACCAATGGGATTATAAAAACCCAGCAGTAGCATCGTGGAAAAAAGGATATTGGAGCGCACAAACATATAGGATAGGATTCCTTCCATACGATTTAAAAGGTAATCCAATGTATGTTAGATGGATTGACGATATAACATTTGATGACCCAATTAGCACTCCTTTAATGGAATTAATTCAGGTTAATTCTGGTGGTGACGATGATTGGTATTTAAATCAAAATGGAATAAACATTGATGGACTTGAAATACCAGCGGCGCTTATTGACCAAATAAGTGGATTTAGTATTGTAAGGGCTGAAAGAGATGCTACCATAATGAGTCAAGGGATGTTGATGCAGGTTTGTTATTTAGCACCAATTAATGTTAATTGGGCAGGACCAAACGGAGTTGATAACTATGCATTAAACAACAACGGTCAAATAATGACTTATGTATGTCCAGACAAATTAGTGGACTACCCTGTTGAAAACTATACAGCGGGGAGTAAAATGTCTTTATCTCACTTTGTTATCCCAAGAACTTTTTCTGGTTCAGAAATGAAATGCTCTAGCGATGGTAGAGATGCTTTTGAAACAAAGTATTTTGAAGTGGCAGCGGCAGAGGTAACTGGAGACCCAGACCCTAATAAAGAAATTCTTGCTATACAAGATGTGCAGGAGAATGATTCTATCACAAGCTTTGGACCCGGTAACTGGAGTTATTATAATCAACAGCTTTTTGGTAATCCAATAACATCAGCAGTAGACCAAGCGTGTCCCGGAGCTGGAGCAGATGCACTAAGTAACTCGTGGGCAGTTGGTGGACCAAGAAGCTTGCTTGAAATAAGCGGTTCTTTTTATGGATATAATCAATATCCTGCGACTAATTACGGAGACGTGTTAGTTGTTAGTTCTAATAAAATGATTACTAATGTAACGGTAGAAAAATCTAATTTATACGGAGGTCAAACTCCAGAGGCATTAGCTAATACATTTTATATTTCAGTAGGACATTTTCAGCCAATTACGGCAGCGGTTAAAACCGATACTTTTGATGGTGTAGATAAATATATTTTTGATGGAATAGAAATATGGGGAGGCGATTGTTATAATTGTTTAGTTACTTATGGACAAGGATTAAGGGGAACTGTTGGATGTGCTTTTGGAGACCCACACCCATCTCATTCCGCAGGTATTAAATTTGCGTGTCAGTGTAATTCTAATTACGATTTACGTAGAGGTAGATTAGTTGAAGCAAATAGAATGTACCCAGCTGCAACTGGAGTTGTTTATGATGACGGAGCGAGTGGAGTAAGACTAGAAGGGTTCTCATATAATAAAGGGTATTCATCTACAGGACTTGGTTTTTTATACCCAGCACTTCCAGTTAATTTTTCAACAACAGGAACGTTTCCATTTAGGGTGAGATATGCTGGTCAGAAATTTATAGGTGAGACAATTGATTCGTTTAGGAGATTTGGAGTGTTAGATTTTAAAGATATGGATGGTCACGGTGGAGAGATTAACAATCTTAAAACTAAAGATGGCCGCACGATAGCGTGGCAGCAATTAATTGTAAGTGCCATTCCTATATTAGAGCGCATAATTAACACAAGCGCTGAGGGAGCGCCAACACAATTAGGCACAGGTGGAGTGGCAGATAGGTTTGATCCTATTTCGTCTTACTTTGGAAATCAACATCAATGGTCTCTTGTAGAAACTGAATATGGGTTTGCATGGTTTGATATGCACAGAAAAGCATATATGGCTTTAAGCTTTAGCGGAGGATTGGCGGAGCTAAGTCAGGTAAGTGGACTGAAAGGATATTTTGATGAATTGTTTTTAGAGGTATTGGGAAACACATCTCCAACAGGAAGTGTAGTTAATTCACAAACATTCGATAAAACATCAGATAGACCACTATTAGGTGTAGGCATTACGGGCGCATACGATCCTAAGTTCAAAATGACTTACATCACATTTAAGTTTTATTCAAGAGAAGCTTTGCCATCAAATAAGGTTAGTAACATAGATAAAGACATTACCGTAGGATATTACCATCCAGCCAAAGTGTTTGTTGGGTTATTTGATTGGACACCATCAATTGCACACACGCATAATCAAACGATGTTCTCTGTTAAGAACCCTCAAATGAAAACTAGGTATTATGGCCCAGACATGGCAAGTACTGATTTTATAATAGGAGATGTTGTTAGTTATTTAAATTCAGAATATATATGTATTCAGGCTCTAACAATTGCTAGTTATCCGGGAACAGCAGGACAAATACCTAATGCAGTAGCGTCAGCGTTTTGGTATAAAATAAATCAGACAAATGAAATATGGGCGCATAATCAACCCGCTTTATTAGGACAAAATCCTGCTCCTGATTATTTATATAGCTCATTCTTTGGACAGCCAGTTGACGGAGAAGTTGATATTGTAGTTAATCCAAAAGCCAATAATCCATTCT